AAGGTTAATGGGGATCGTTATCCGCGAATTTTTTTCAATCACAACCGGCAAAACGCTTATAGACCAGAGCAGGCATGAATCTATCAAAGCAATTATCAATGAGTTGGACAGGTCGCCTACAGTGATACACGGCGCAAGTTTCCCAAATTATCAAGAGCATTTATTGGCCTGTGTTGTAGGAGTTAGAGACTATACAAAGAGAGATTGGGAACACTTGCCCATCCCCACGGCAGGCCAGCAACGAGAAGCGCTAGAGCGGTTTGCGAGGCTTTTGCATGACTGGGTATTGAGCGCTTAGAGGTGTGGTGAAATGGCCGCCAAAACGAACAAAAAGAACGCTCTTACGCGAGAACAGAAGATAGCCCAGACCACAGCCGCCAATAAAGCCGCCATTCTCGAAGCCCACCAAACCCACGGTCTGAACGTGACAAGAGTTTGTGATGCTGTCGGCATTGGAAGAACAGTTTACTACACCTACCGCAATGATGACCCCGAATTTGACGCGGCCTGTGAAGAGGTCTGCGAGACAATTTCGGACGAAGCAGAGCAGACTTTAATGGATTTAATGCGGCACTCAAACGACAAGGTCAGACACGATTCAGCAAAAACAATTTTAACAGCGAGAGCAAAAAAGCGCGGCTATGGCACAGAACGCAGGGAGACAGAGCATAGCGGCTCACTAGATATTAATGCCAAAGTTGAAAAAGTCCGTTTCGAACTCCCAGACAACGGAACCGCCGACAATAACCCTAAGCCTCCACCCCGGCCGACAACAGCAAGCGGGGGCTAGCCCCGCTGATATAGTCATTTATGGGGGCAGTGCCGGGGGTGGGAAATCGCATTGGCTACTCCTCGAAGCTGCAAGGCATTACGATATACCCGGCTATGTCGCCAAGATATTCAGGCGCACCTATGCCCAGGTCGCTGGTGGCGGTGGTCTATGGGATAAAACCTACGAACTGTATACCCATTTGGGAGCCAAACCGAACAATACAGAGCTGAGCTGGGACATGCCCAGCGGGGCGTATATCGGGTTTGGCCACCTGCAACACGAAAAAGACAAGTACAGCCACCAAGGGAAAGAATATGCTTTCCTGGGCTTCGATGAGGCCGATCATTTTGATTGGTCGCAGATTTGGTATTTGTACTCCAGAAACCGTACCACTTGTGGGGTAAGGCCTGTTATGCGAATGACCACCAACCCCAACCCAGATCACCCGATTAAAGATTTCATTTTATGGTGGCTCGATGAAAACGGGCAGTTTCCAGACCTGTCAAAATCGGGGATCATTCGTTGGTTTGTCCGTGACCCTGAAGATAGCGCCATTGTTTGGCACGATACCGAAACGGATAAGTTTTGGAAAATTCTAGATTTTTACAAGGCCGAAATAGACCCGGAGTTTGAGGCTACAAGTGTAGCGTTCATCCCTGCCAGTGTGGATGATAACCCATCCATGCCCAAGAGCTATAAGGCCAAACTAATGGCCCTGCCCTATATCGAGCGCCAAAGGCTCTTATATGGCGATTGGTTGATCAAGCCCAGTGCGGGCCTGTACTTCAGGCGTGAATGGTTTAAAACCATTATGCGTCCCCCAAAGAACCTAAAACGCCTTGTGCGTTATTGGGATCGAGCAGCCACAGCACCCAAGAAGCCTGGGGATGACCCCGACTATACCGCAGGCGTACTGATGGCAGTCTCAAACGATGACCAATACTACATTCTAGACCTCTGCCATTTTAGGGGCTCGCCGTTAGAAGTTGAAACCCGCATTAAATCAATAGCAGAACAAGATAACGAGAATTTTGGACGGGTTGAAGTGGCCCTAGAGCAAGACCCTGGGCAGGCTGGAAAGTCTGAGATCTCACGCTATACCCGCATGTTGGGCGGTTTTAACGTCAGAGCCTACACCGTCCACAAAGACAAACGAACCAGAGCAGAACCCCTGAGCGCCCAATGTGAAGCGGGCAATGTTTGGCTGATTGACAAACCATGGAATGAGCGCCTGATAACAGAGCTTGAGGGCTTCCCTGACATGCCCCATGACGACATCGTTGACGCCTGTTCTGGAGCGTTCAACGCACTGACAAACCGCAAAATAACAGGCGGAACAAATTGGAGTAAATAGAATGGCTGAAAAGAAAAAAGCTGAACCTAAAAAATCAAAAGCCGAAGCCAAACCAGACGGGCTGTCACGCCCCGCTGAACTGCTTCTGCGCAATGGTCTTAAAACTGTCAAACTGCATGGGCATTTGATGGTCACAGGCAGACCGGACGGGATTCAATTGCATGGCAATAATCACCAGTTTCTGTCAATCACTGACGACCAATTGATTTTGCATCGCGTTTGCGAAAATCCTGACGTTGAAAAACAACTGTATTTAGATAATGGCTGGACAGAATAGCCTTCAGGGCCTTAAACGGCGCTTAGATGGCTTCCTCTCCACCATAACGGGCATAGGCACAAGCAGGGACAAAAAGAAGGGCCTGACTCACGTTAGATCAGCCAGAAAACAAAAGACTTGGTTTGATGATTTCTACGCTGAACAGGCAATGGCCAAGCGGATCGTCAACCTGCCACCAGATGACGGGCTTCGCAAGTGGTTTAATATCGACCATGAGCTGAACCCCGAAATCCAGCAACGTCTGAAAGATCTGCACGCTAAAGAATATCTGCGACAGGCAGCCCGCAAAGATCGCCTGCATGGTGGGTCTGCTGTCTATCTGGATATTCTGGACGGTAGAACCCTAGACCAGCCCTTAAACCTCAACTATGGCGGTTTTAAAGTGCTTGGGCTTCGGTGTATCGAGGCTGAGGATCTTTGGCCACTGAGCAAAAATGCTGAGTATTCATACAATGCAGATGCCCGCACCGCTGAGTATTTCATGCTGTATGAAACCCATGGGGGCCAGGTGCTTGTACATCGTGACCGCCTGCTTGTATTCCCAGGGATCGAGATCTCCGACACCTACCGCCATGAAAACGGGGGTTGGGGTGAATCGACCCTGAGAGATCTAGAGGAGGCGATCACTGCCTACGCTGTCACCCATGGCACAGTTCCTACAATCGTCCAGGATTTTATAATCGGCATATTGTCATTGTTTGGCCTAAACGAATTGATTGACACTGATAACGACACCGCTTTAAAGGCCCGACTTGATGCGGCTATGGTTGGCGAGTCCTTTGTTAATAAATTGGTCATTGACTCCCAGGATAGCTATAGCCGTGAAGTGGCCAATGTCTCAGGGCTAGACACTCTGATCAGACACCCTGAGCGGCGCTTGTGCGCTGAGTCCGGCATACCCCACACAAAGCTTTTAATGGAATCAGCCGGGGCCTCATTGGGTGAGGGCGGAAAAAATCAGAAATCTGATTGGGAAGAAACTATCGAGGCCTATCAACAAGACGTGCTGTTGGGCCCCATCGATAAACTTGTCAAATATATCGGCCTGGAACTAAAGAGCAGAGAACCCCTACGGGTTATATTTAATCCCCTACGGGTTATGTCTGAGGCTGAACAAGCGGCGCTCAGAAAACTCAACGCAGAGACTGACGCAATCTATTTAGCCAATAATATTTTGGTTGAAGAAGAAGTCCGCGAAAGCCGCTTTAAAGGCGAGTATAGCAGCAACATAACGCTGATTGATGAAGCCTACCAAGATTATCAAGAAATGGCTCAAGCAACCGCTGAGGCCCTAAACAATGCAAAGCCTGAGCCCGAAGCGCCTCCGGTCGCTGAAATCCAAAGCGAAGCGGATCAGTAAAGCTGTAATCCGCTTGGAGCGCCAATACTACCGCATGATTCAGCGCGTGTTTGCTGAGTGGTTTGGTGAGTTGCTGGAAGCTGTTCGTAAAAGTGGTTTTGTCAAAATAGATGGGCCTATAGATTTTTTAGCAAACCTCTTTGACTCGTTCCGCCAACGCTGGGGAGAGCGGGTTAATGCGATGGCAAATCGGATCAATCTCTTGGGCCAGAACATCAACGAATTGACCGCTGGGTATTTCAGCGAAGATTTGAGCGCTGCCAGTTTCTCTATCGGCCTGCAATCCGAATTGACCGAAACCATGCAGGCGTTCACTAAACAAAACGTAGCGCTGATAAAAAATATTGGTGAGCAGACAGCGACAGGCATGGAAAGGCTTGTAATGGACGCCTTTACCAAAGGCACTGCGACAAAGACCCTGGCCAAAGACATTCAAAACCTATCCACAGAATACGGCAAGAACAGAGCTAAACTCATCGCCCGCGATCAGTTGTCCAAACTCAGCGGGCAATTGACCGAAACCCGTGCCAAATCAGCGGGCAGTGATGAATATATTTGGGAGACGGTTGGAGACTCGCGGGTCAGGCCAAAACACCAAGAGCTTGACGGCAAGGTGCGTAAGTGGTCGCAAAGTCCCACACCGGGCCAAGAAATCCAATGCAGATGTTTTGCTGCCCCGATATTTTAGGAGACAAACATGTTTAAAACATCCATTTGCAAATTTGATAAAAGCTCGTTCAGAATCACCGATGAAGGGTATTTGGACGCTGAAGTATGGCCCACACGGGCGGGGGTATTTACCTATTTCTATGGTGGCAAAATGGTTAGAGAACTCAGACGGCCTGAGGAGGTCTTTAAAGCCGACTCACTGAGCCAATTGGAGCAAAAGCCAGTCACCAACGGCCACCCAAAAGACCCGATGGGAAACTTTATATTTCTCGACCGCAAAACAGCCCGCGATCATTCCGTTGGTGTGGTTTATGGCAAGCATGACAAGGCCGATGACGGCACCCATACCAAGGCCCGTGTCATGGTCTATGACGAAGCCATGATCAAGGACATCGAGTCTGGAAAAGCCCAGGTTTCATGCGCTTATGAGTGTGATTACCTCGAGCAACCCGGCGTTTATGACGGGCTGGAATACGACCGCGAACAGGTCAATATCCGCAATTACAACCATTTAGCAATCCTAGAGCGTGGGCGGGCGGGCTCTGGAGCTTCTATCAAACTGGACGGGCTAGAAATAGACCCCGAAGAACTAAACGAATTATCAAAAGAAGGAGATCACCCAATGATCAAGTTTAAACTGGACGGCGCAGAGGTGGAGATCTCTGAGCAGTCTGTTGAAAAAATCGCAGCAGTGGACAGTAAATTGAAAGCTGACGCTGCCCAAATCACCGAGTTAAGCGAAAAAGCCAGCACCCTGGCAACCGAGCGCGACCAATTACAAGGCAAGTTCGATGCTTTATCTCAAGAGGTCGAGCAGTTCCGCCAAGCCCACGCCCAAGCCCAATTGAGCCAACTCAAGGACAAAGCCGCTGGTTATGTGGATTCTAAAAAGCTGGACGGGCTGACAGAGCGTCAAATCAAAGAAACCGTGGTTTCTGCCAAGTTTGACGGGATTGACCTGTCCCAAAAGACTGACGGGGAGATCGAAGGCATGTTTGCGGTCATCACCCTGGAGCAGCCCAAAGAAACCCCCAATATGCGCAAAATCGATGGGGCTATCAACAACCCCAAACCCTATGCAGGCGTTGATCTAATCGAAGCCGCAAGACTCAAAAATATCTCTGAAAGTGTGAGAGGATAATCACAATGGCCCAAACAGCTTACCAAAACGATTTAGACGTTAAATTCCCTGGACGTTATACCACCAGTGGCCGGGGTTTAAACTCTGCCACCAATGACGAGACAGCGGGGATCCCATTTGGCCGCGTATTGGTCTATACCAATGCAGCAGGTACCAAGGTGGGTTTGCCCTACTCAAACCAAGCCACTCTTGTATTAGATGGTGATTTGGTCGCCTCCAACGTATTGGCAGGTAATATCGTCGTAAATGGCGTAACCACAGCCTACACGGAAACCTATGCAACCAGCCATTTGGCAACAATTACAGCTTTAGCGGCTGAGATCGAGGCTATTGCAGGCGTTTTGACTGCAACCGTTGGCGGAGCTTCAAACCGGACAATCACCGTTGTAGCAGATCCGGAGACAGATATTGCATTTAGTTCTGGCGCGATCACGGGGGGGGCTGGACAGGCCGGGGTCACACGTACCAATACCTGTAGCTCAACCGTTGCAGGTATCGCGGTTCATAGCGAAAAAGAGCCCGAATCTGATGGCACCGTTTATTATAACGACCTGGAAACAGTACCCTATCTAACCAGTGGTACGGTTGACATCGTGACCGATGACGCCTTAGACGTGACCGATACGATCTATTTCCGCTTCTATGGCGAATCGGCTGCTGATGAAAAGCGCGGCATGATCGGCGCTGCTGACGGTTTAGGCGCTGATACCAGCCCATCAACCTCTTTGGCTTTGACTGGTTCTAAACCACTGGATTCTGTGGCCGCTGCTGGCACTGCTACGATCCGCTACAACATTCCCTAAACGCATTTAACACCCGATTTGTGGGGCTCTACGGAGCCCCTTTTTTATTACCCATATTTTATAAAAAGGATTAAGAAAAATGACTGATAAACCATTCTCCCAAATGATTTGGGACGGTGACGTTCCCCTTGATGCCATGATGTGGAGAGTCGAAGAAGCTGTTGACGCTTTTGCACGCCAAAGTCGCGCACAGGGCCATAAATTGGATACCAATGAAACCAATTTCGTGACTCGTTCACTGCTCTTTGTTAAAGCGGTAGTCCAAGAAGCCAAATATCCCAAACTGATTGCCAAGCAAGCCTTTCCTATGGCCGCTGCTGCTGGTGCTGGTTTGGAGTCTATTGCTACTCAAACCTTGGACATGACCGGCGAAATGAAACT